TAGGATCGAAATCGTATTGTCCTGTTCCTGAATATAATATTCCTGCTCCTAATCCTAATGTGCCTACTGCTGTTGTTGCAACTGCATTTGTTACGTTGTTTCTCCATAATGGAGAACTGGCGGCTGCATCGTATAATACGTTGCCTTTTTCATCTTGAAATAATGGTATTGTAACTGGTGACCCTTTTTGTGCCCACGGTAATCCGCTTGTAAAGTAATCATGCTCCCATGCTCTCATGTATGGCGCAGATTCTGCGAAGTCGTATGTATTTGCACCATTGTTTAAACTTGTGGTTGCCCATATGGACTCTGTCTGTAGATTTTGATCTCTGTAATATTCATTCCATATTCTTTCGTATGCTGCTACTGGGAATGCGCTTAATTTATATGCGTTTGCCTGTGTCCTTGAGAGCCCTTTTGGTATTCCTAAATAATGCAAAGTGTTTAGCCTTGTTATCTCTGTCCATAATCCTCCTGTAAGATTTAAGTACGGTGGTTCTGCTTCTAATTGGTTTGTTATCCATTTTTCCCATCCGTCCCACATAATTCTGTTTGGTACGAAATAAAAGTCTTGTATAACTCTTATCCTGTGCATTACTGGTGCTAACATTGGTATAAATCTTGCCATTAGTTCTGGCTTAATTAGAAACTTGTCTCCTGGTAATGCTTCTAGTAATAACATGGGGTATAACCAGCCCATGTCTACTGTTGTTTTTACTTCGTGTGAAAGGTCAAATACATTCGTCCTTGGTCTTTCTACTGGATTTAAACTATTCATTTTCTAATGTCTGTTTAAGTGTGGTTAATTGCTCGATTGCTAATTGTATGAGCATTATTGCTAATGGTCCCTTTGCTGCTTTTAACGCTACTAGTATCATTTTTATGATACTATTGATGCTACTTGATTGCTGATTAATTTCTTTAGTTGTCATTTTTAAAATGTTTGCTGTTGTTGTTACTAAATGAATTTGATATTCTGATTTTCCCATCTTTTTTGTCAGGATTGATGGTAAATAACCTAGTGTTGCTCTCATTATTACATCCTGATTCCTCCTCGTGATGTCCTGTAGGCTTTGATCATTTTGCGTGTTGATCTCTTTTTGAATCTTCTGGCCATGTTTCATTTTTAATTTGTTTAATAAATAATTTCCAATTTGCTTTAAATAAATCGCTAAGATATGTGTTTTCTACAATTACTTGTATTTTTTTTTCTACTACATCAAATAACGATAGTTGTTTTACTTTTTCCATCCTAATTTTTGCCATCCTTTATTCATTAGTTGTTTTATTTTGTCTAATGCAGGGGCTAGATGTGTTGCTGCTGCTCTTATAATTGCTGGATCGCCTTTTGTTACACCGTCTTTTAATAATCGTAATTCTTCCATTTTTAGACTATTATCTGTTGATGCGTTTTTAATCTGTTGATCTATGTACTCAATTGCTTTTTTGTAATGGTTTATTTGTACCTGTGATTTCTCGTGTGATATATCCATAAGTAAAGCTTGTTTTCTCATGTTTAATACCTTTTGAACTGCTTCCTGTACTGTACTTGATTGCGTTGCCTGCTGTATCTCATTTTGTGTAAGCTGATTTGATAACTTTGCTTGTTTCTGCTTTACCTCTAATTCTGCTGATTGCAATGAGATTGGTGCTAATGATTTGCTGTACTGTAAATCGAATGCCTTTTTTTCCGTATCTGTTAATTTTGCTCTGGTTTCCGCTGCTTTCAAAGCTATTGTTTCTCGTGATACTTCCGTCTGTGTTTTGATCAGGTCTAAATTCGCTTCCTTTAATTTTGTGTCGTAAAAGGAACTCAGTAAACCTGTCGCGTCTACTTGGGGTGCCTGAAATTCTGGCCTCTGCATCTGTGCTTGTTGTACTTGTACTGCGTTGCCTGTAGGTGATCCGCCACCTCCGTATATTAAATTTGGATTTAAACCAGCTGACCTTAGACGTTTTATTTGTTCCTCTGGTGAATTGTACTTGTTTTGTCTGTCCCAATCTGTTAGCGCATCCGCTCTTTGTTGCTGATATTGCTGCTGTGCCCATTTTTTTGATTGTGAATTTTGATATAATGTAGAACCTATGTTGGCTACTTGACTTACTCCCTGTAATACTGCTGCTATTGGAAATGGCATAATTTTAATTTTTTATTTGCGTGAATCTCTCTGTAAATGGTAGTGGGTCTTCTTGAACCTCTATTCCTAATTCTTTGAGCTTTAATTCTAATTCCTTTGTATAAATTGCTTGGCTGTCTATTGCTTTAACTTGAGATGTTATTACAGCGAAGAATGCTGTTATTACTTTTCTTCTGTTTGATGCTACTACCCATGGATATCCCTGGGGTATTGGTTCTAATGTGTTTCCATTCTTTTGTACTTGTGTTGGTTGTCCATATTCGTTAACTGCTGTGCATTTGTGAAATGAATCTGTTGTAATCATGTAAATTAACTTTCCGAGTGCTGATTGTTGTTTTTTAGACTTGCTCATAATTTTGTATTTGTTTGTTTATTAATGTTTAGTGCTTTGTTTGTTACTCCCTTATTCAAACCCCGTGTCTAAGACTGCAAGCAGTCTCAGATACTGCGGGGTTTTCTCTCGGTCGTGTGGTTTTTGGGGTTGTGGTTTAGATTGTTTTGTTTCTTTTTTGTTGTGTTAAAAAAAGTTTTTTGGTTGTGTTTGTTTGGCCGTTCCGGCCGTTTTTAGCGTCGCTTCGCTCGCTTCCTGTACACTTGGTGTGTACCGGCAATAATACATCAAGGGGATTATTGCCGGATTTGTTGTTTTTACGTCGTAGCTGTTGTTTCGGTTGTCGCTGTTGTCCTCCTCGTAACCTCGTCGTTTATTAGCTTCTCCCTTTCTTCTGCTACTCGTATTTTTGCTGCGTCATCCAATTTCCATTGGATTTGCTTTATGTTGTCTTCGACTTGTTTGAGAGCAATAAGTCGCTCTATTTTGTCCATTTTTTCCCAGTCTGGAAATGCTTCATCGAAGTCTGTTGCTCCTGTCCATTCTGGTTTGAATTGTCTTATTTCTTGTCCTCGAGCTTGTCGAGCTACTAATGTTTTGAGGTCTACTGATTGATCTGGTACCGTTTCAGATATACCTGTTTGTACTGAATAGTTTTCTTCGTCTTCTACTAAGAAGTCGTATCTACTTTTTAAATTTTCTCTCATGTGTTTCTACGTTTATTTGATTGTTTAATTTGTTTGTTTGCTCTGTAAATTTGTGCTTGTTGTTTGACTGAATAATACTTGTCTCCATATTGTTCCATTTCTTTCTGTTGCATGTCTTCTGCTGCTTGTTGTGCTAACTCCCGTTGCTGGTCCTTTTGTTGCTCTGTATATATTTTCTCTTTGTATATACGTGGTAATGCTATTTTTATACCATCTTCTTTCACTATATAATTCCTTTCTAAGTCTTCCGTATGCCATTTTATAATGTCTGGTGTTACGTAATCTAGGCCCATATTTTTTGATGATATACTATACTCTGGTACTCTGTCGTCTCTTTTGAACCTTGGTATTCGCTTTTCTTTGTCTAAATATTTAAGACAATATGCAATACTGTCTCCACTAACTTCACCAACGTGGACGCTTCCAAGGTTCCAGTGCTTTTCAATATCATCAATAGTAATAGTATCGCTAAAGATGATAAGATGATAGTGCGGGCGATCGTTTTCTGTACCGTATTCCCCGCACATGTAGTATTTAATTTGTTCGTCCTTTTTGTCCTTACGTAGCCTCTTAAAGAAGGCCTGTGTATCTGAATCTTTTCTGTCTTTTGTTTCTGTTTTTCTTCCATTTCCTTTACTAAGTGTCATGAATCCATGTGCTGATATTGGAACGTGTTGTGTGTCATATGTTAATGTTACGAATAATGAGCAGGAGGATTTTTTGTCCTCCTGCTGTAGTCTAAAAACCCACTCATCTATTCGCCTTTTTTTACATAGGGGACACTTACCGCAGGGGACTACTACATCTTTTATATATAGCTTTTTACCCCTTTTTTCCCCTGCTTTAATAACTGTTATGGGTTTTTCGCATGCCACATTATGTTATTGCTGGTATTGCGTATTTAGGTAATTTGCTTATTTTCTTAATGTCATAATACAATGACATTTGTATCGTGTCCATTGATGCGGGCGTTGTTACTGCAAATATGCGTTTTGATACGTCCGCTGTTATAAATGATTGGTTTAGTAATGGTCTAGTTAGTCCAAATTGTCTACCTAAATGCCAGAACAGATAATCATCTGCCATTGCTCCATTGAATCTGTCGTATGCTGTTCTATACTCTTGGTACCTAGGTATATATGCAAATGTTGCGCCTGATTGTCCATCTGTATTGTCTGCGTAAATTTCCCAATTTTTAAGCTCCTGTTCTCCGAGATGCGCAAATACTGGTATTGCGTAATCAAGATTATCTGTTCTTCTCCAGAGCCTATGTATTCCCTGACTATACGATGTTACTGGCTGTATGTTTAATATTGACATTATATAACCGTGTTCTTCACAGAATTTTGTAATAGTTCCCCCGTTGCTAAATGTAATTCCGTGGCCTGCTAATGCTCCAACTACATCTGTTGTTTCTGCTGTGCTTAATACTTCAGATATAACTATGTTCTGTTGCTGTCTGCCTATAAACTCTGGTCTCTGTAGTCTTCCATCTGATGATGATGTTGTGAAATGTGCTTGTACCCATTCAATGTAACGTGTTCCGCCTCTTGCGTTTTTCTCTAAGAATGATTGTAATGCAAATGCTGCTCTTAATTCATTTATCATTGCTGCTTCTGCATCTGGTACGTATAGTGATCCATTAGGATCGAAATCGTATTGTCCTGTTCCTGAATATAATATTCCTGCTCCTAATCCTAATGTGCCTACTGCTGTTGTTGCAACTGCATTTGTTACGTTGTTTCTCCATAATGGAGAACTGGC